GTAAAGTCCAATTTACCCACATTTAATCCGAAACCAGCCGATTCTGATCAGCAAACAAATCAGGACAAAATAGGACAACCGGTTAATGACCTGCCAAATGTTAAAAGCGTTGGGGGGTCGGTTGTAGGAAGCCCTACACCGCGCATATTCTCAAGCCCAGTTAAAGGCGCAACTAGTAGAGCACCCGAGGTCATTGAGTTTGCAGAAACCATTGGGATTAAGTTGATGCCGTGGCAGATCAATGCTCTTGGGGATATGTTGTTGGTGAAGGATGGCAATTGGGTAGGTAAAACCATTGGGTTGTGCGTAAGTAGGCAGAATGGCAAAACCGAGTTAGCAAAACTCCGAATCTTGGCAGGCATCTATCTCTTTGGTGAGAAGTCTATTGCAATGATGTCATCCAACCGTAATATGGCCGTTACCACATTTAGGCAGATTCATTACCTGATCCAAGAAACACCAGAGTTATTTGTGAAATGGGAGAAAACCTACGCGACTAACGGCAACGAGCGGATCCGGTTCAAGAATGGTGCAGAGATTATTGTTGTTGCAGCTACTAATGAAGGTGCCCGTGGATTGTCGGTTGATTTCTTTTTCATTGATGAGCTGCGAGATATTAAAGCCGAGGCGTGGGATGCTGCGTTATACACGACCCAAGCCAAACCAGCCTCACAAATCCTTGCAGTTAGCAATGCCGGTGATAAAGGCAGCACGGTACTTAATCAATTGCGAGAAAAAGGCATTGAGGACAAAACCCCGTCATTGCGTTGGTTGGAGTGGAGTGCTCATCCATCACTCAAGATTACCGACCGCAAAGCGTGGGCGCAGGCTAATCCTGCACTTGGCCACACAATCACGGCCGAGATCCTTGAACACCGAATTAGAACCGGTGATCCAAACCAAGTGCGTACTGAAATGCTTACTCAATGGGTGGACAATCTGGCAAGTCCTTGGCCAATTGGCGCGTGGGAATCTTGCAAGGTCGAGAATCTAATCTTTGAGGCTGGTGCATCCACATTCTTTGCAATGGATATATCCCCAAGCCGTAGGCACGCAGCTCTTGTGGCAGGACAAATGGTTGGCGATAAGGTCAAACTAAAGTGCCTACAAACTTGGAAAAGTGAAGCATCAATTGATGATCTTAAAATGGCCAGCGAGATCAACGAGCACATCAAGCGGTTTAGACCCAAGATGTTGTTATTTGATCGGTACACCACGGCTGGGGTTGCAGCTAGATTGGCGCATACCGGCGTGCCGGTAATGGAGATTTCAGGGCAACTCTTTGCCAGTGCGTGTGATGAAATGCTTGCAGCAATGAGCCACAATCGGATTGAACACGGAGATGAGTACGAATTAAGCGAATCGGTTAATTCTTGCGCAATGCGCACCACAGATTCCGGTTGGCGAATAGTGCGCCGAAAATCAGCCGGTGAAGTCGCAGCTGCTATTGCCAGCGCAATGGTTATCTGGTACGCAAACAAACCGCAGGCAGTTGCCGCCATTTATGTCAATTAGACACGCCGAGAGCATTAAAGGTTATTTTGTCCGGATTTGTCGTATGCTAATGCTATGGGGTTGATGTCTGCACTGCGCTTGATTGATAGCGCAATCCCCGAAAGCAAACCAACTATTCAAGCACAATACGCCCCACCAGTTATGGAAGGCTATAGTGCTTATTCCTATTTGAATCCAGCAGTTTATGTATCACGCACCGAAGCACTTGCCGTTCCAAGTGTTTCACGCTGCCATTCACTTATCACTGGTGTAATTGGCAGCTTGCCTTTGAACCTCTACAAAAAAAGCACAGGGCAAGAATTAGAGGAACCACTTTGGTTGCAACAACCAGATTACCGCCAACCGCGTGCAGTGACTATTGCTGCAACGGTTTCAGATTTATTTATGCACGGCGTTGCTTATTGGGAAGTAACCCAAACTTTTGCTGATAGTGGCAGACCTTCGGGATTTGCTTGGGTTTCATTTGATCGCGTAACACAAAAACTTAATTCAACAAATACTTTGGTTGTTGGTTACACAGTTGATGGATCAGGATTGCGACCACAAAACGGTTTGGGGAGTATCGTCACTTTCCAGGCACTTGACTCATTGGGGATTTTGGGCCGAGGTGGTCGCACTATCAAAGCAGCATTGGATTTGGAAAAAGCAAGCGCAGTTGCAGCTAGTACGCCGATGCCTTCAGGATATATTCAAAACAGTGGTGCAGATTTGCCAGAGGAACAGATTACTGGACTTCTTGGCGCGTGGAAGTTGGCAAGACAACAGAGGAGCACGGCTTACCTTTCAAGCACTCTCAGATTTGAGCCAACTAACTTCTCCCCTAAAGATATGCTTTACAACGAAGCAAAACAATCATTAGCAACTGAAATATCAAGATTGTGCAATGTGCCTGCTTGGTATCTCAGCGCAGACCTTAATAATTCGATGACATACAGCAATGTGGTTGATGAAAGACGGCAATTTGTTGATTACACACTTCGCCCGTTTATTTCTGCAATCGAACAAAGACTTTCAATGGATGATCTCACCGCCCGTGGAAATGAAGTTCGCTTCGAGTTGGATGAAACCTTCTTGCGATCCGATGCACTTACACGGTTGTCAGTAATTGAAAAAATGTTGCAACTCAATTTGATTACACTAGATCAAGCCAAAGAAATGGAAGACCTAACACCGAACGGAGCAGGCAGTGGATCAACAGCCCTTACACCTGACCTTTAATACAACCGTTGAATCAAGCGATGCACAACGCCGGATCATTGCCGGAAAAATTGTGCCATTTGGTGAGATCGGGAATACAAGTGCAGGCCAAGTTGTATTTGAAAAAGGTTCCATCAGTTACAACACTGGTGGCAAGATTAAACTTTTACTTGAGCACAATGCAAAAGATCCAATTGGAATGATGCAAAGCGCAAGTGAGGATGCATCCGGCATCTACGCATCTTTCAAAGTTGCACCAACAACCAAAGGCAATGATGCACTTATTGAGGCATCAGAGTTGCGCGATGGATTAAGTGTTGGCGTTATTGTTGATGCAGCAGAACCACGCAACGGGATTCTTTATGTTACAAAAGCAAGCCTGCGTGAAGTGAGTTTGGTACAGGCAGCGGCATTTGCTAGTGCAGCGGTTCAATCAGTTGCAGCTAGTGAAGCCACACCTGAACCAGTAGAGGAAACAACCCAACCAACCGAAAGTGAGGCCAGCGTGGACAACGCTACCCCAGCACCCGAGGTAGAAGCCGCCAAGACGGTAGAAGCCTCACAACCATCACATACTCCAGTGGCACACACTGAAGTGCGTTCACCAATCAAGACAAAATCTCAATACTTGCAACACTCAATTTATGCAAAACTTGGCAATGATGATTCAGTGCAATATGTTCGCGCTGCTGATGCATTTGCACGCAAGGCAATGAACTTTGCCGATGATTCATTTACCACAAACCCAGCATTTAGCCCAGTTCAATATGTGCCAACAGTTATTGACACATCAATTGGTGCACGCCCAACTATTGATGCACTTGGTGGAGCACGCGCTTTGCCTGCATCAGGAATGACAATCTCACATCCTAAAATTACAACCAGCGGCACGGTTGCACTAACCGCTGAGGGCGATGCTCCAAGCGAAACCGGCATTGTGTCTGCTTATGTAAATGCAACAGTTAAAAAATATGCAGGTTTACAGCGTTACAGCCAAGAATTGCTTTTGCGCGCAGACCCATCTTTTTTTGATGCAATGCTTGAAAATATGACCCGTGCTTACAACGGTGCAACAGATGCAGCAGTTATTGCAGAAATTGTTTCCGGTGGAACTCAGGCAACAGCACAAGCAGCAACCATTGCAGGTATTCAGGCTTATGTGGCTCAAGCTGCACCAGCCGTATATTCAGCAACCGGTGAAGTTGCAACAGCATTCATTGCTGGCACTTCAATTTGGTCATTACTAATCGGTGCTGCAGATAGCACGGGGCGCAGCATTTACAATGCAGCAATGCCTTCAAATGCCAATGGCCGATCCACACCACGCTCATTGCGCGGAGATGTTATGGGATTAGACCTTTGGGTTGATAGCAAGATGGTTGCAACAACAATTGATGATGCAGCTTTCATTGTTACACCATCTGCAATTGCAGTTTACGAATCCCCAGTGCTTCAACTTTCAACCAATGTTCCATCATCAGGTGAAATTGAAACTGAACTCTTTGGATTTATGGCAGTTAAAACACTCACAGGAGCAGGTTTACAGCGTTACAACCTAACCTGATCTAAACCCTAGACCGGCCACCCTCTACCCCTAGTCCGGTAGGGGGTTGGCCTCTAAACTGAAAGGAGCAACCAGTGGCCGCCACTTATGTAACGATGGCTGAACTTCGCACAAATCTTGGCATTGGTACGCTCTATTCAGATGCAACAGTTGAGGAAGTAGCACAAAGCGCAGAGGACATTGTTAAAAGTTATCTTTGGTTTGATGATTACTACGCAACAGCACAAAAACTAACTAGTGGAGTTTGCACACTTTATTTTGACAATCCTCTTGGACTTTATGTAGGCCAAACCGTAGTTGTTACAAATGCTGGTTCAAAATACACGGGCAGCAAAACAATTGCCTCAATGCCAAATGATTATTCAATAACTTACACAGCCAACGGGCAATCTACCGATGAGCCAAGGCACGCAATCCGGCCACCGGCAACAGTAAGCGCAACAACCCACATTGATTATGCAACAACCCCAGCAGTGCGCGAAGCCTCAATGATGATCGCAGTAGATATCTGGCAAGCACGCCAAGCCCCAAGCGGTCAAGGCGCGAGCGTGGATGGATTTGCACCTTCACCATTTAAGATGGGCAACACTCTTATTGCGCGTGTGCGTGGGCTTCTTGCCCCGTATATGGCACCAAACGCAATGGTTGGATAATGCCAACAGCAATAACAACCCTGCGAACAACACTTGCAACCACTTTGGCCAATGCCGGTGTCTGGTCAACCTTTGCATACCCACCATCTGCACCCATCGCCAACTCAGTGGTGGTTATGCCTGATGATCCTTACTTGGTGCCAAACAATCAAACACACTCAAGTATTCTCCCCTTTGCACGATTCAAAATAATGATCCTTGTGCCATTGCTGGACAATCAAGGCAATCTCAATACCATTGAAACCTTTGCAGTTGCCGTATATAACAAACTTGCAGCAGCTAGTTACCAAATGAATATCAGCGGATTTAGCGCACCATCAACTTTGGCCTTAGCAACTGGGGATTTATTGACCACTGATTGCTCAATTGAAGTATTAAGTGAATGGAGTTAATTATGAATTATGAAGTGTTAGCAGGCATCGTTGGCGGTAAAACCGCAGGGCAAACCCTAACCGATGAGGACTTAGCAACAGCGAACATTGAGGCACTGATCTCCGGTGGCTCGATCAAACCGATAACGGCGAAAACAAAGAAAGATGAGGCAGCAGAATAATGGCACTTACAACGCAGTTAAATAACAATGTTAGCGTTACCATCAACTCGGTTGATCTGAGCGATCAAGTTACAAGCGTAACAATCAACCAACAATTTGATGAACTTGAGACCACTTCAATGGGCGCAACCGCTCATACATTTGTAAAGGGCTTGGAATCCAGCACAATCACTTTGGACTTCTTAAACTCTTATGCAGCATCAGAAGTTGCAGCTACATTGCAAGCAGCGTATGGCACAAATGTGCAATGCGTAATTTTGCCAGTAAAGGGCACCGCAGTAAGCGCAACAAATCCGCAATACACTGCAACTATCTTGGTAAATAACCTCACACCAGTCAACGGTGCAGTTGGCGATTTATCAACCCAATCAATTACTTTCACTTGCACCAGCACAGTGGCAGTTTCAACAACCGCATAACAACTAACCAAAGGGGCTAGGCAATGGCTAAGTTAAAGATCACACGCACCACCGGTGAGGTTCAAGAGTTTGAAATCACACCAATAATTGAATATGCGTTTGAACAGAACAAAAAGAAAGGCATTCACAAAGCCTTTGCGGATGACCAAATGCAATCTGATGTTTACTGGTTATGTTGGGAAGCCATCCGGCGATCCGGCGAAGCAGTGCCCGTATTTGGTGAGAAGTTTCTGGAAACGCTGAAGGCAGTAGAGGTATTAGATAGCGACCCTTTAGGGGTTTGAGTGGCAAAGACTCACTCACCTATTTGGTCGCTAGTCTAAGTGTAGAAACTGGGATCGCTCCCAGTGAGTTTATCGGGATGGATCCGGTAATGCTTAAAATGATATTACGAGTGCTTGAGGAAAGGGCAAAGGCGATCAAAGATGCCACCAAAACTAAAAGGCGTTGAGATCACTGGTTACAATGAAACCGTAGCCCTGCTCAAGAAGTTTGATAAAGACTCACTCAAGATAATGAATAAAGAGATCTATCAAGTCCTCAAAGTTACCCAAATGGATGCACGCTCACAGGTGCCAAATACTCCACCTTCAGGATTGAGCAACTGGGGCAAGACTTCAGGCGGTGCTTGGGCTGGTCGTGAGTATCAACCAAATGGCGTGCGTATGGGCATTAAAACAAAAATTGACCGCCAAAGAGTAAAAGGAATGTGGACAAGTAAAACCGCATTCATAACCCAATCGGATGCAGCTGGTGCCATTTATGAAACGGCAGGCCGAAAGAATCCACACGGTCAACCACACGCACCAAGAATAAAAGGGCAAAAGCGTGGCACTAGCAAAAATTACTCAAACAGCAATAATCCTGATGCTGGTGAATGGTTTATCAATCAGATTGAAAAGCAAAGTAATTTGACAGTACGAGGCAAGCAAGGTCGTATTGTCACCAAGACCGTTGAGGATCGCGCCCCATACATTGAAAATGAAATGCGCGATGTAATTACCAGAGCAACAAAAATGTTAAATGCTAAGTTGGCCAAATGATAAAAATACCGATTTTTTATCAACTCAATAAATTAGGTTTAGTTAATGCAAGCAAAGAACTTAGAAAATTATCAAATCAAACTAAATCTTTTGGAATTACTAGCAAACTTAGCATTGGCGCAGCTAGTGTGGCACTTACCGCTTATGCTAAAAAATCAGTTGCAGCTGCAATAGCAGATCAAAAAGCGCAAGCCACACTTGCTCAAACTCTTAAAAATGTTGGTAAATCTGCTGCAACGCCAATGCTTACAAAATACATTGATACACTGCAACGGGCCACGGGTGTATCTGAGGAATTATTGCGCCCAGCATTTGAAAAATTAGTTCGTGCAACTGGTGATGTAACTGAATCACAAAGATTATTGGCATTGACTTTAGACATAAGCGCAAGCACGGGAAAAACAACAGAGCAAGTTTCAGCAAGTTTGGCAAAAGCCTACTTAGGACAAACCCAAGCACTAGGTAGATTAGGTATTGGATTATCAAAAGCCGAATTAAAAACTAATAGTTTTGAACAAATCACAGCCAAACTTACAAAATTATTTGAAGGTCAGGCAAAAGTTGCAGCAAGCACTTACGCAGGGCAAATGGCAATTTTGGGAGTATCAGCCCAAGAGGCAAGTGAAAGAATTGGAATTGAATTAATCAACTCTTTAATTTCTTTAGGCGGTCAAAATGGAGTTGAAAATCTAGCAAATCAAATGGAGCGAACTGCAACAGCGGTCAGTGAGGTAATCGCAGGACTCACAACCGTAATTTCTACAATCAAGAAAATCCCAATTTTAGGTAATGTCGGCGGCAACACCTCTATTATCGGTGCGACAATTGATGCAATCAGGGGATTGGGTCGCAAAAGTATTGCCAAACGCGATGCTAAAACAGAAACCAACGCATTTGATCGGGGCTTGAACAATCGAGCACTGGATCTTGCAACCAAGATTGTGGCAAAGAAAAAAGAAGCTGCAAAAATTGACAAGGCAGCGGCAGCCAATACGAAATTGCAAGGAATGTTTGACATTGATGCAATCCAGATAGCCGCTGCACTTAAGGGCAAGATCAACGAACTAGACCGCAAGAGCCTTGAGGCAATGCAAGCACTTAAAACAGCAGACAAAAACGATGACATTTCAGCCCTTAAAGAATTAGAGCAGGCCAAGATCAGTGCAGATGCAGCTGATAGATCACGCAAGATTGCAGCCCTGCAGGACACCATCAACCTCAACAAATTAGCCCTTGCAGATGTTGAGAGCACACTTGGAAAGATCGCCAAGTTGCCAGTGCCTATTCTTGGCAATATCGGCGGCATAACACCGACCTCACCAAACATTGCAGCAGGCCAATCACCCAATTACTTGGCCCCAGTTACGCCAATGATGCCAAGCACAAACACCGGTACGGCACCAGTAACAACCGGTGATCCTTTTGCAGCTGCTAGAGCAGCCCTACCTGGTGTCAATTTCAACCCTTCAGCAGTGGCCGTTACGGTGAACGCAAACACAATTGCAGACCCAGACCAACTAACCCGATTGATCCAAGCCGGTATCCAAGCGGTCGCACGCAATGGCTGGTCATCGTCAGGATCGGCAAGTGGATTTTGACCCTTCCAATTGTTAATGTTGTAATTAACTTCAGCACTGGTGCAGGCTTTGCCCCAACCTTGGTTTTAGATGATCCGGTTTATGGCATCTTGGGCACCGATGCACTCGGAGATTCTGCCTCAACGATTGTTGATGTCAGTAATGTAGTGCAAAGTGTGAACATCACCAGAGGCCGTAACGCACTCAGCGATGTATTTCAGACCGGCACCCTCGGACTTAGGATTGCAGACCAAACCGGAGCATTTAACCCAAGCAACACCAGTAGCCCCTATTACGGCCTCTTACAGCCCTTGCGCAAGGTAACGATCACCGCGACCGATCCGACTACCTCAATCACTTGGCCACTCTTTGCAGGCTATATAACCGGCTACAACTACCAGCAAAGCCAATTTGTGGGAGAGGTCAGCACCACCACAATTACGGCAGTGGATGGATTCAGGCTCTTAAATCTTGCAACACTTTCAACCGTTACAGGCGCGACCGCTGGGGATCTTTCCGGCACTCGGATCAATCAGATACTTGATGAGATCGCTTGGCCCGCAAGCCTTAGAGATGTTGATGCAGGGCTTACAACGATGCAAGCCAATCCGACCACCACGCGCACTGCCCTTGCAGCTCTTTCAACCGTAAGCCTTAGCGAATATGGCGCGTTGTATATGGATGCGCTTGGCAATGTAACCTTCCAAGATCGCACCGTTACGGCAGGCAGTGTTGCCAATACCCCTACCGTGTTTGCCGATGATGGCACTGGCATCAAGTACCACCAAGTCAAATGGGTGTTTGACGATACGCAGATTTACAATGATGTAACTATCACACGCACCGGTGGCACCGCTCAAAACTCAAAAAACACCAGCAGCATTGAAACCTACTTCAATCACTCTTACGATCAAACAGACCTTTTAATGCAAACCGATGCAGTGGCTTTGGATTATGCCCAAGCCTATTGCGCAAGCCGAGCCGAAACCTCTACGCGATGCGATGCCATTACCCTTGATTTGACCACCCCAAGTTATACGGCTGGTGTTACAGCTGCACTATCGCTGGATTACTTCGACCAAGTAACGGTTAAGAGCACCCAGCCAAACACAGTGGGCACCAGTAGCCTAAACAAAACTTTGCAAATTTTTGGTGTATCTCACGCAATTACGCCAAATACTTGGTTTACTACCTTTACCACACTTGAACCAATTATTGATTCATTTATCCTTGACAGCGCGTTGAGTGGGATTTTGGATACTAATGTTTTATCATACTGAAATGGAGCAAATAAATGGCTAAACAGACCTTCACAACTGGGCAGGTTTTGACGGCTGCCCAAATGACCAGCCTGCAACAAACTGCAATGGGTGGTGGTGAAGCCACTGCCAAAACTGCTAGTTATACCCTAGTTGCCGCGGATGCTGGAACCACCGTAATAATGAATAGTGGAAGCGCCACAACCATCACGGTAAACACAGCATTATTTGCTGCCGGTGATACCGTAAATATCCAAAACATTGGTGCCGGTATTTGCACAGTTACAGCCGGTACAGCAACCGTTAATACTGCAGGCTCACTAGCACTAAACCAATATGAAGGCGGCGTGCTTTACTTTAGAAGCACCAGCGCAGCGACATTTTTTGACTATGTGCAAACCGGCTCAGTATCGCCATTAACTACTAAAGGCGATTTATACGGCTTTAGCACTTTAGACGCTCGTATCCCTATCGGCACAAATGGGCAGATTCTTACAGCCGATAGCACCGCCGCACTCGGGCTTAAATGGGCGGCCGCTGCAAGCCCGTCTTACACTTGGACAAGTTATACACCAACTTGGAAACAAGGCGGCACTACTCTTACAACGAGTTCGGATACTTCTAAATACTTGCAAATTGGCAAAGTAATGTTTGTACTATTGGGCGCAGTTTTTAATAGCGCAGGCGCGGCTAATGCACAGTTTAGATGTACAGCGCCGTCAGGTTTAGAACCAGGAACTGGTTATGGCAGTACTTTTTATACAATAGGTTCGTGTCAGTTATTAGACTCAAGTGCAAGCACACAAACTTTAGGTACTATGTATTGCGCGGGTAGTGAGTTTAATTTTGCTTCTGGTTCACAAAAAACCTCACCTGCACAGTATTGGGGAGTCACTGGTTCAGATTGGCCACAAACAATTGCCTCAGGCGATCAGGCATCAGCCATACTTACTTACTTAGTAAATTAGGAGAAGTTTATGAAAATCAAAGAAAAGTTTTATTCAGATTTAGACACTTTAGATGTTGCAGATATTCCGCAGGATTGGTGGCTAGAGCGTTACCGTAATTGGCGCGCGATTGAGTTAAAATCTAACGATTGGACACAGTTAAGCGATTCACCGGCAACCGCTACCGATTGGGCAACCTATCGTCAAGCCTTACGCGATTTACCAGAGATTGCAGATTTTGCCAATGCCGAAGTACCAGAGGCACCTCTCTAATTGGCAAAGTTAAAATCAGATAACGGCTGGCCTGCATCACAAGATCCACTGGTTATTGGGATCAAGTCCTATCCAGTAAAAGGCACGCAAATCAAACTGCGTTGCGCTGAAAAGGTCGCACCGTTATTGGTGGGCTTTGCAGCTGAGTTCCACGAAAAGGTAGAGCCAATTGACAAAGGCACTTTGGATGATTGGGGCTACGCATTTAGAATGGTTCGTGGCCGTGAGGATCGCCTGAGCAACCACAGCAGTGGAACAGCCATTGATCTAAATGCGAGCAAACATCCACTAGGGGCAGAGCACACCTTTGCCGAGGGCAAGGCTGCAATCATCATTGAACTGGCTGCCAAATATGGTTTGAAGTGGGGCGGTACTTATCGCAACCGCAAAGATGAAATGCATTTTGAAGTTTGCCTGACCCCTAAACAGGCAACGGAGCGCATCAACGCTCTGGGATTGGAGCACTAAATGGCAGTACAAATCAAAGCTGCGTGCGGAACCTATATCCGTGCGTTGCTGACCATCCTATTAACCTTGATGGCCACAATAGGAAAATCACCAATCGAGTTTTCTGGTGAGGATTGGAAAATGGTAGCCAATGGACTTTGGGCATCTCTTTTGCCGGTCATTATGCGTGCCTTGAGCACAAACGATGACAAATACGGTCGAGCACCAAAAGAGTAAAGCCCGACACGCAGGGGTAGATGTTGCGCAATGTCTGCCCCTAGTGTCACACTAATAGTCCGGACTAGGAAAGGACTAGAAATGAGAAGGTTAAAAACAGATGTTGAGCACTTATATCACCACATAGGTGAGTTATATGCAGAGATTGAAAAGTTAAAAAAACCAGTAACTAAAGCAATAACTATGGATCGCAATAGTTTTCCTAAAAAGAAAAAGCGCACCCGTAGGCCAGAATTGCCACACCGCATTTGGACAGCTGCCGAGGATCAAATCTTGCACGATTGGTATAACGGTGGCGTAAGCACCAAAGCCATAGCAGCTAAGTGCAACCGATCTATTGCAGCAGTGGAAACACGGATTTACCTAAAGATCAAAGCCAATGAATTGCAATTGAGGGCAGACTAATGGCGGCCAATACAGCCTTTGCAGTAATGGTGGCAATGTATTGCGCAATATGCTTTGGGTGCGTGCTTTTGGGTTACGCCATAGGGCACAGGGATGGCAAGCACATAGGTTACAAACGAGGCCGTGCGATCGGCTACACCAAGGCCAAGCAGGATTGGAACCTAACTAATGGTATTTAACCTTGATGATTACCAACCAGTGGATGAGCGGATTGCCCTATTTTGGGTGAAATATCCTGAAGGTCGGATTGATACCGATTTGGTGCATAACGATGGCAAGTGCTTTATTGTTAAAGCCACTGCCTACCGTAACGATGGCACGATTATGGCCACTGATTACGCTCAAGAGATTATCTCTGATCGTGGTGTCAACCGAGATTTTGCCCTTGAGAATTGTGCCACTTCAGCAATTGGTCGCGTGCTAGCCACGGCAGGATTTCAAGCCAAGATTGGCAAACGCCCAAGCCGTGAGGAAATGGCTAAGGTGCAACGGGTGGCAGCTGGTGATGTAGTGCCAAACGATGATCTTTGGAACAAACCAGTTGATGCAGAGATGGCAACGGCAATGCAGGTATTAAGTGCGATTGCTACACCGATCGAGCGTGAGCCAAATGCACGGGCCTACCCTTGCAAGCACGGCACGCGGATGTACAAAGAAGGCAAAAGTGCAGCCGGTAAGAAGTGGGAAGGCTATTTTTGCGATTCCCCACAACATAAAGGTGATCAATGCGCACCGGTAGGGATGGATGGTAAGGAGTGGGCCAAGCGTGGGTAATCTAGAGGTTTACTTCCCAGACAATACAGCCTTGCACTTCACCAGCAATGGCGTGAGTGAGCACGATTCTGAAGTATGCGATGGATGCAACACCAGGCAATTCACAACTGGTGGCATTATGAGTGACCAGATATTCGTGTGCGCAAGGTGCCGAGTGATTGATCGCAATGAATGAGTTGCAACTTTTTACATACCTAAAGAGCCGGTACATACCTGATCTATTGATGAACCCTGATCCAGTTGGCCGGTTTGATTGTGAGAGCGAGCAGCTAGGGGTTTACATTGAACTCAAGAGCCGCCAAACTCATTATGATGAATTGATAATTGAGCGCGACAAGTACCACGCGGTAACGCAACGGGCTTGGACAGATGGCAAAACTGCGCTCTACATTTGCTCAACACCAAAGGGCATTTGGTCATTTAATCTAAACAAACTCACAATGCCTAATTGGTTTTACTTTGATGGCTTGCCTACCACTACTGAGTTTGCTAACACTGAGACAGTAACGAAAGTGGTTGGATTCTTGCATACCAGGCGAGGCAAAAGGATCGGTGCTTATGGAGCAAACAATGCTTGATGGCATCCGGTACTTCAAGTGCCGAGGCGTATGTCAAGGCCCTGCACCATTTAGCACTTACACCTGCTACGACCTGCCAGAAGGCCTCTCAATGATCCAATGCCTTGATTGCCTATTTGTTACAGTGGCAATGGATGAACAGGCCTTAAAACGCAAACCACGCACTTTGGAAGGGGAGTTTAACTAATGGATAACACAATCAGCCGATGCACTGGATGTGGGCAGTGGTTAGAGGCAACACACCGAGAGTGCCGTACTTGCTTGATTTGGGATAGTAGGAAGGTTTAAGATGCGCAACCTAACTCAACTGCGTGAGTCTAAACAGCAGGGCGCACTGATTGTGCGTTGTAGCCCGTTAGAGGGGCAACCTCTGGCCTGCCCTGATCAACGGCCTATCCCTCAATGGGGGGGATATGGGGGGGCATTAAAGTTGTTGTTATGCCTTGGGCTTTGTCTTGTAGCTGCACAACCAGCAAACGCGAAGCAACAAGATCAACAGACTTGGGAAGTGCACCTACTCAAGATCACTAGAGATTACAAAGAGTACAAATGCGTAAAGAGATTGATATTCAAAGAATCCTCTAACAACCCTAAAGCGGTGAATGGTTCCCACTACGGCCTTCCACAAGGTCGCACACGGTACCTGGCCTCAGCCTCACCAACGGCGCAGATAACTTGGATGATGAAATACATAAGAGCAAGATACGATGATGGGTGCAGTGCACTACGGCACAGCAACACAAAGGGCTGGTACTAATGGGCTTATCACTTCAATCAACTGAGTGGAAACGGGTTAGGTTAGAGATACTTCAACGCGATCAATACACCTGCTATATGTGTGGTGGCGAAGCCAACGAGGTAGATCACATACTTCCAAGATCACGGAATGGATCAGATGACCCTGAGAACTTGGCAGCTGCGTGCCGTCGTTGCAATAATGCAAAGAGTGGGAAGGTTGCTAAACCGGTTTTTTTGACCACAACCCCTAC